TCAGCTTCCCCTCGCGCTTCTATTTGCGCGACTTTTGCGTTGTTACGTACCAAAGCGACCATTTCTAAGCCGGTCGCCAGTGTTTCATTACTATCATCAGTAAGAAACCCGTTTTGATCGTCGAAGGTTCCCACTCGGATTAAAGAATAGTCCTCTGGGTGCATCCCGCACGGATGCTCTCTATCGACGCATATGTTTTGGAACTCACGCATGATTTCCCCGTCCGCGCGTGAGAATATTGGCCTTTGGTAGATCCCGCTGGCCGTATCGAAGATCGAATAGATATTGTGTTTCATTAGAGTCTCCTCCTGGTTGTCCGCGCTTTTGCGCAGATGTATTTGTCGTGCAATCTTTCTGGCGTGAAGTCGTCCCGGTGGGCCTTATGGAAGATTTGCCGTAGCTTTTTAATTTCTTCCAGCATAGCTGGGTTTTCCGTAGATAGAATATTTTGATAATACCGCGGGACCGAGCGAATGATTCCTTTACCTGGTACAGGGACTTCGTCAGAAGGAAATATGTCATCGCGGAATTGCTCATAGAATCCTGCGCCTATGCCGCAGGGTTTGTTTCGGCCGGTTGACATGCGTATGTACTCCGGCAATAGCCAGTAAGCGACGCCATCGTCGTCGCATCGAAGATAGTGTTGTTCGGCCCGGTCTCCGGTGATTTTCTTGAGTGAGTATTTTGCGCAGTAAGCTGCTGTTTCGTAATTAAGCTCCTGGCACGTGGAGAATCCCCACGGCCAGAGTTTTTCCAGTGAAGGGGATGTGTATGTATAGAAGCCCTGCTCATCTTTCCACAGAGTCTGATCTTTGAATTGATGGTTGAATAAGCAGACGTGGTAATGAGGGCGTTGATTTTCCTCGCCGTATTCCCCGCAGTAGAAGTAGCGGATTTTATACTTAACGGATTTCCGTAGTCGTCTGATGAATTTTGAAACATCAGCCGGTCGAAGTGAGTAATCGGCGGGAATATAGTGTCCATCGAGCTGTTGTTGTTCGGTGCATTTTCCGGGGTCCCGGTATGTGAGAGTAACAAAGCAATTGCCCTCGTGATCGAGGTGCAAATAAGATTCGTGGACGATGCGGATGGCCCACATGACAGCGTGATCGAGACGACAGCCAAGACACTGACCGCAAGCCACTTCCAGTGTTTGCGCAGTGCCTGTTTTATTAAACGTGAGTCCACCGGTTTGTATATCCTTATAGCCTTTTAACGGGTGGAAACAGGACATTAAAGCCTGTATCCGCCTCGGGCTGTGAAGGTTTGCCGGTTCTTAGGATGTGAGCCGGCGTTGCGCCGGAAATTCTTCCGGCTTTTTGATCGGCTGAGTTTGTAGCGTCGCATATTATTGCTCCAGTTTTAGTACGCCCTGGACCTGGAATTCATCGTATGCGAATGAACACAGGTCCGCCATATTCCGGGCGTTTTGTGATAGTACCTTTGGCGTTGTGTTGAGGTTGACGAATGAGGAGTCGCCATCAGTGCCACATTGTAAAGAGGTGGCACTGCAGGCGCCCACCGTTGCTGCCAAGAGGAGGATCAGCACGATTTTTGCTCCCAGGACAGAATTCTCTCCTGGGAAGCTTTTTTTTTGATTTTTTATTTGCATGGGGGCGTTTCCTTGCGGTCGATGCGTCTATGACCCTTTTTTACAGGGGCTCGCTGCGCTATTGGGGGAGTGGCCGGGGGGTACCTTATGGTTGTTTTTTGACCCTGTTTTTGTGTTTGGCGACTGGTTTGGGACCAGTGCGCCAGTACAGTATCTAGTAGAGCTGTACTTTTACGCCTCAGGAGGCTTTGTTTCCGCCGCTGGCGGTGTTTCCTCTGTTGGAGGTGGTTCCTCTGTTGGAGGTTTTTCTGCGGCCGGTCCGGCCGCTGGTGGATCGTCTGGCGGGCTTCTGCCCGACAGATCGAGATTTTGCCGTCCTGGCATGGCCAGCCCGGGTAGTCTTTTGCGAAGATCGTCGATATTCGCTGGATCGTTGACGTAGTCAAAGAATTGAGCTGGAGATTGATTGAACTCCGATCGGAGTTCTGAAGGTAACGCGTCGAATATTTCGCCGCCTTTACTGATTTGAATGTTCGCCTCGAGGAAGTCGAAGTCCGAGAAGTCCCCGTAGGTGCCTTCGTATTTATCCAGATGCGACATTGTTCCGGCCTTTTGTGCCCGGTGTAATATTTTGTTGATGTCCGTCTCGTCCTGGAAGGACTGTTTTGTCCGGCCATCGGGATAGGTAGGTTGGACAAGCCGACCGTTTTTGTCGTGCTTTCCTAATTGTTGCATGCTCATTTTATCGTCCCCTCATGTGCCAACGTAGTCTGTCTACGTGTTCTTTGTCTGTTTGCTTTACGGGGAAGGTTTTCGCCCGTGTTTTTAATTTATGACGGCCTTGTATTCTTCGAATAATGGCATCGTTTGTACTTTCGTCTTTTGCGGTGCCGAACCAGTTACCGATTCGCATTGCACCGAATGCCGACCCGCCGATCGGTCCCAGGACCGAATAGGCTTTCCATAGGTCGCCATGCTTTCCGCCGAATAGTGCTTCGCGGTTTTTGGCCTCTATCGCGGCCATAGTTGCGTTTGAGGTTGCTGATTTTAATAGCTGCGCGTTGATTGCGGATTGGGTTCCAATCCTTTTTGTTTCTGTTACGGCTTTCGCCGTGTTGCCGCCTCTTTCAGCGCCTTCGACTGCAGCTCCGCCGATGCTTTTCATTTGTGCCATGTTACCGGCTGGAGTTGAGGCGTCATATTGGCCGGCCAGTATCGGATTGATGCCGGCCTTTTTTAAGTCGGCCATACGGCGTTGAACCGCCGTGGACGACATGCGCTCCTGGAAGGCGCGATTAAGCCGCGCTTCTTTCCGGTTCGCTTTATTAGCGGAGCGTTGTCCGAAGGCGGAGAAAACTCCGCCTATTACGGACCCTGCTACCGCTGCTGTTCCGGGGTCTATTATGCCCCGTTGTTTGAATGGCGTTTGCATTAGAAGCGGTCAATATTGCCCGGTACGCCATACAGTGGTAGCGGCCTTGCCGCTTTTATTTCGTGATAGAAATCCGCAAAGAATTGCGGTTGTGTTGGGACCGCGATAGCGCGGTCAAGTGGTACGCCCGTGTTTGCTTCGATGAAACTCGAGCCCAGGGCGGGTAGTGAGGAGAAGTCCTCCGACAGATGCCACGACGCCAGTGTCCCTGAAGCGTCTGGTCGCATTAGCGACGTTAGTTTTGAGTTTAGGAAACGGTGTTCGGCATAGCGTTCCTGATAGCCGAAAACCTGTTTGTCTGTTGCCGGTGTGCCGGTCCCGGTTACCCAGATTTCCTTATTAAGAACCGATTGCTCTCCGATGTTCGCTAGAACGGGATAATAGAAATCGTACCGCGTGGACTTTGACCACATGCGGTCTACGCCCTGCGAATAACTTATATCGCCGCGTATGTTTCCGAGGATGATTACGACCCCGTGTTCGACAAAAGATTTTGTCCATGAGTGAGTACCTGAGACGGTGCCGTTTGCCGCCAGATTGCCGACTTTGTCGTTTTCTGTCGGTGTGGTTTGTGCTGATTGCTGCAGCACTGGCTGCAGGTTTATGATTGACGATCCGCCGCCGAGAAACTCGGCACGTTGAAGCCGGAAATCCGGCGATGTTACTTTCCAGTGAGCTTTGAGTGCCTCAACGTACCGAGTGCCGGATCGAGCGTCCCGCTCGAGTAATCTTTGTGTTTGAAAGGCTAAGCGAATGTCGTTAATTGTTGGTGCCAGGGCGCCTGAAAGATCGGCGAATAATTTGCCTGCCTCGGCCCCGGATCCTGCCGGGTCCACGTCGGCTATTGCCTGATCTGTTGCGATGTTGCGGAACTGCGCCGCTGAAGTGGAATAAATTCCGATGGTTACGTTTGACCCCACCGCAGTATGTATATCCGCTGAAGTTCCCAACGGCATGCTAACCGCGCTGCCTTTTTGGGGCCACGGCAGGCAGGACGTTAAGTAGTCCTTGCGTTTGCCCCTTTTTCTTGGGTTTGCTAAAGCATGCGTATCCACTGTAGGCGATGCTACCAATGTGTCCGGACCGTTCCCGGTCCCCGTCGGGATTGAATCCTGCAGGTTCTGATCCCTGAACCAGTCGTTAAATATTTTTACGTAAGCCCGATACGGCAGTGCCGATACGGGTAGGTCGTTTGGTATCTTGTCGATAGGCAGGCCGAAGTAATCCCACAGACTCCCGACGCCGGTGAGCGACGCGGTATTGTGCCCAATTACCGGGATGGTGAAGTCTATAGAATCCCCCGGATCGTCCTGGGCGCCGTGAAATCTTTCGTGGTTTTCCCAGATGGTTCGATAGGGTACGAAGAACGCGAATGTTTCGAATCGCATGTTATCGAGAATCGGCCGCAGCATTGTATTTAAGCGGATGAAGAAGGACGTTTTGAAGGCGAAGGTATCGCCCGGAATTATATCGATCGGCTGACAGATCGGATATAAATAGTCAGCGTCGATCGTTGTTTTATGTGAGTGAGACAGGTTGAAAGACGACCGCGGTATGTCCGCGGTCGGTACGTTTGAAAAGGCGTGTTGTGATCTCATCAG